TGGTTTGTCCACCAATAAGAAGTTCAGCACTCTCTACCAAATGTGACAAAACAGATGGACACCATTCATACCCAGAAGAGGGATCGTCAAGGGTTACTTTTAAAGTCAAGTTTTTAATCAAGTCTCCTCTATCATTTGGAACACGACAGGTAACAGTTTTACCAAATGTGGAATCTCCATCAAACTGGCTTTCAATATAATTTATAGCAAACTTTGTATGTCTTCTAAAGTTCATCAGGAAATATGAAAACTGTGGATCTCCTGTGAGCCATTGGTCTTGGAGTCCAGTGGCGGCAAGTCTCAAACGACCTGACATTCCTACATTATGTGAGTAAAATTTTGCTAAATAAAACGAGACACTACTGTAGAATGAATCTTCAATTGAGGAAATTCAAACCCGAGGCTATGTCAGATGATAGAGTCTGTGTGTTTATCGGAAAGCGTAACACAGGGAAGTCAACCTTAGTAAAGGATATTATGTATCACAAGAAACATATACCAGCAGGGATTGTACTATCGGGTACGGAGGAGGGGAATCACTTTTACGGTGAGTTTATTCCAGACCTCTTTGTCTACGGTGAATACGACAGAGATGCAATAGAGCGGGTTATATCCAGGCAGAGAAAGATAATTGGCACAAAGGGGAAGAATCCATATAATGGTGCTTTCATGCTCCTTGATGATTGTATGTATGATAGTAAGTTCCTGAAGGATACTTGTATTCGCCAGTGTTTCATGAATGGTAGGCACTATAATATCTTCTTCATGTTGACAATGCAGTATGTCATGGATCTGCCACCAGCACTTAGGGCAAATGTAGATTATGTATTTATACTTAGGGAAAATATCATTCAGAATAGAGAGAAATTGTACAAATCATTTTTTGGGATCTTCCCCTCATTTGACATGTTTTCAAAAGTGATGGATGCATGTACAGAAAACTATGAGTGCCTCGTATTAGACAATACTGTAAAATCTAATAAGATCACCGACTGTGTATTCTGGTACAAAGCCACAGTTAGAAAGGGGTTTAGGGTTGGAAGTCCCAACCTCTGGAAACTCCATAAAAAGATGTACAATCCCAAATACTTGGATCAAAGTGAGGAGGATGCCAAGAAAGCCACCAAGAAGACACACCTTAAGATTACAAAAGCGAAATGATAAAGAGGAACTCGGTAACCTTCTTTGGTCTATTCTTTAGGTTACGACCCCCCTTGTACGATGAGTAGTCAATTTCAATTTTTTCGTATCTATAGGGTCTCAAGATCTCTTCCCACTCTTCAGGTTTGATGAAACCTTCATTATTGTAGGACACCAAGGTATGTTTCGCTTTCTCGGTAGCTAACTTCAAGGTAAGTTCCATAGCTTCTCTAATTTTACCTCTACTATTGTACTGACTTTTGTTCCAATCCCCAGGGATACCTGATACTTTTGAAACTGTATGAGGTCTCTCATTGGTACATATGAGGTTAAGCATGAAGTAATTTGATCCATATGGGTGTTGATTATAGGGTGGATCCAGGTAGATGAGGTCTACTTTGGGGAGTTCCCTCAGAAAATCACAAGCATCTTGGCGCCGTACCTCAACATCCCTTGTCGGCTCCAACCACACTGGACACTCAACTTCAATTCTCTTTGTGATTCTGTCCAGCGCATGACCACCTTTACCACCCCAACCACCTCTATGGAAGCCCTTGAAGACCCCCGAAGTATTTGTGTGAATACTCGCCTTCACGAGGAGTGGTCCAAGGCAGTATGGTTTAAGTTGATCAGGGACACATCTCTCAATGTAATCCAACATACCATCAATTCTTCTTCCATTTTCAGGAGTATAAAACTGTCTCTCTTGGGACGCATACATCTCTGTGAAAAACCCAACTTTATCTGGACATCTATTCATCTCCTCAAGGTGCCGAACAATATCATCGGCATTAGCCCAGGAGGGGGTCACCAAAAAACACCTTGAAAGGATTTCACAATAAAGTTCAAGATCATTCACATACAATTTCTCAGAGTGGTTCAATAACATTCTTGAGACAACACCGGATCCAGAAAAGGCGTCGGCGCATGTTTGAGGTTGAAGTCTCTTGACAACTTCTTCAATCTTATTGACAAGTTTCCTCTTGTTGCCAATGTATGTTATCATTGGTTGTTGAACAAAATCATTCATTCTTAATCTTAAATTGTGTGAAATCTCTAACTCAAAAACATAAGACTATACTAAATGTCCACGGATATTAATACCCTCAACCTGGCGGATAATGGTGATGGAATGGTACCAATTAGTGACAATAGATCTACAACATTTGTCAATAATCAACAACCAGCGTTTTCGGAACCCGAAAAAAATGTCAGTCAAAATAAACAGACGATGGACTCCACCCCAATTAATGACATTATGATGGAACCACCAATGATGACAGAGGAGCCCAGAATGCAAGGCATGATGCCACAAATGACTGCTCCACAACCCCAGGGTGCTTACGCTATGCCACAACAGGAAGCGAAGCCAGAAAGCAAGAACCCATTCAACCTCACCGACGATCAATTGATCGCTCTCGTTGCGGGTGCTGCTGCCGCTCTTGCTGTGTCTAAGCCAGTTCAAGACAAGCTTGTTACTTCAATCCCCAAGTTCCTCAACGAACAAGGGTCCCGAAGCATGGTGGGCTTGGCTTCAACCGGTTTGGTTGCTGCTGTGGTCTTCTACTTTGTGAAGGATCAAATTGTCAAGCCCTGATTTGACTCCCAACCCATATTAGAATAGATTGAGTTATCAATACCTGAATAATAGGTAATCAAAGCTCCTCCGGCAAACGCTGTCATGAGCAAGGCACTCAACTTAAGTGTCTTGCTTCTGTCACTTCCATATTCCTTCACCGCATCCTTTGTATCACTCATCATGAGATTCATAACATATGTAATCAAGAACGCAATCATCGTTGTTGAAATCATAAAAAGTCTGTCAACCGCGAGTCTTGGTACATTGCCAATGATGTATCTCAAAATATTTGGAACCACGAGGGTCATCACTGTCAAGTTCAAGAAATAGTTATTACTCATGTGAGGTATGACAGTAATTCCATATATCGTTATATAATACGCAATGACTGTCAGCAAGACGCTGAGGGGAGTCTTCATTTAATATGAAGGAAGAAGATTATTTATCCTGAATGTGTTGCCCGCAAAACTTGGTTCTCTCGGGTATCTTTTCATAGATACCCAACTCCACGCACATATCACGAAGTTCAAGGTAATTATTCCAAAACTGCTCGGAGTGTGAGTACTCATCAACTGTACAATGGGCTAATTCGTGGATGAGGACATGGAAGATTTCATTTGGGTTACCGTCAAGGCACAAGGCAATTTCCTGTCCCTTGTTTGTATTGTAACCAACAGATTCACTCATGGAGTGGAACCCGGTGAGTGGCACACAACGCACGAGCATCTGATACTTTGGGTGACCTGTGGAGGAAATGTGCTCACGAAGGACTCTATATTTCTCCTTGACTTCCACGAGTTCCTGGGGTTCCCGAGTTTGGGAGAGTATCCAAATGTTTATGAGGATCAATACAATGAATGCGATCATCTCTTATATACAAAGATAAATTTGCTATACAGTTCTGAAATTGGATTTCCTGTGAGACCCTCCCACAATTCTAATTTAAAACCCATTTCTTCTAAATGTGTCACGAGAAGGTCACGGTAGGCTATAGGCTCCGACTTGGGTCCATCGGCATAGAAGGGGGTATCCACCAGGTTTACAAACAATTTTTCACCATAGCCACCATTCCCATGATTCTTTGTAAGGAAAAAGTTACCCATATGATCCTTGAGAGGTGTCCTAAATATGATCTTCTCTGAATCTGGTATAATACCTATGAGTCTTCCACCGGGTTTCATTCTCTTCTTAATCTCCCTCAGAGAACTAAAAAACTTTCCGTGACTTTCAAAAATGTAGTGAAGTGAAAAGTTGTAACACACAATATCAAACTTTCTATTTGGACAATTGTGGATGTCACCCTCATAGAAGTTTACCCTCATATGCATATTCTTAGCGCGACTCCTGGCCTCTACAAGGGCTGACGGCTCTGGATCACACATACTCATATTTGCTCCACACTTATGCCATTTCTGAAGATCACCGCCAAAGCCACACCCCACATCAAGGATCTGATGCCCCTCCCTCGTCACACATTGTATGAGTTCCCTCTTGGCATTATTGTGGTTTCGGCGGATCTCTTCCATCTTATGAATATTTGTTCCCATTTCTTTTACTTAGGAACTTCAATGTCAAAAATATACTCTACACGTGTGAGGGGTAAGGTTACCCATAATTGTCCACTCATAGATCCAGTTATAGTAGCCTTGAATGGTCCACCAACTTTAGTTACATAGTCATCAGGCTTCCCGTTTTTATTTGATTCCCATTCAAGATCTCTAACATTACATTTATCAGCCTTAATTATAAGTAGCTTATATGTACCATCAAATTTATCACTTTTTGATAACATGAAATGATAATCATAATGTCTTTTACTCAAATGATCCAACTTTTCTTCCAGAGTTTTAAAACTTGTAGTTCTTGAAGAACTAAACTGTACACACTCCCCCAATTTATGTGTTCTGTTATATGTAATGACACCAGATTTGCATGATATTCTTGAATTTTCAAGTGAAATAATTCTCATGTCTTCACCAACTTTATGAGAATTATCAGGCTTCCAAGTTGTTTCGTATCCTATTTCGGTAAATGATTTGGCGAGAAGTTCTTCCCATATAGTTCCGGTAATGGGTTGAGAAAGTAAACTATGGAAAACTTTTATATTTTTTTCTATGGAACTTCTCAATTCTTTTATATTTGAAAGAAAGTCATCCAGAGTTGATACGAGTTTTAGAGACACTTGAATATCTTCATCCGGTGTAAAATCAAGGTGAATTTTGATACACGACATATATTCTAAAAGACTTAAAACTTTAATTCGCTTGTGAAATATGACAGTGATTCACGGTGATGTTTTAGACACACTTAGGACCTTAAATGACGAAAGTGCCCAAATTGTTATCGCCGATCCACCCTATAATATAGGAAAGGACTTTGGAAACAGAAGCGATAAACAACCCATGGATGAATATCTTAAGTGGTGTGATGAATGGATTGAGGGGTGTCTACGCATATTGAGGCGAGATGGTACAATGTTCATTTACGGGTTTAGTGAAATACTGGCACTCATATTAGCAAGAATTCCACATAACATAAACAGACGTTGGCTAGTTTGGCATTATACAAATAAAAATGTACCTTCTCTCAACTTCTGGCAGAGATCACATGAAAGTATAATTGTTTTGTGGAAAGATGACAAAATCTTTCACCGAGATGATGTTAGGGAACCATACACGGATGGATTTGTGAAGGGTGCCGCCGGTAAACAGAGAAAGGCAACAAAGGGGCGATTTTCAAATGGAGAAAAGAGTACAACATATACAGCTCACCCAGGTGGAGCCCTTCCGCGAGATGTCATTAAAAATCCAGCTCTTGCCGGGGGTGCTGGTAAAAATGAAAGAGTGAATCATCCAACACAAAAACCGTTAGCTCTCTGTGATAAACTTTTAAGATCGTGTAAACAGGATCCAGAGAATGGTTTTGTTTTTGTACCATTCGCGGGATCTGGGAGTGAATGTGTTGCAGCAAGAGACTTGGGTCTTCCTTTCATTGGGGTTGAACTCAACGAAGAATATGTAAAACTTATCAACGAACGACTCAACCCTCAAGGTAATTTAAGTTGTATATCTTCGGAACCAACCAAAGAAGATGGAAGCCAATTGAATAGGTAATAATATACATGCCCACTTCCCTCAAGAAACTTCAATTTCTCTAGGTCGGAGCGTTTTTGTCCTACGTCTAGAGAATTGAACACATCATAACCCTGATTCCTCGCGAGTACAAAGGCGTCATTGTACACATCACCAACCATGTAGAACGCATAGACTTGTTTGACTGTGTCTCGTCCATCTACGCGATCATATGGCACTTCATAAAACGAAATGAAATCGTCTGTCTCGTCATTCACATATGAATGAATTGGAAGTATCCAATGTTTAACCCACTCTCTGTCAATTTGGGGTGCCATTTTGAAGTCACTGAAGTATTTTTCAAGTATCCGGGTGACTTTTGGTACATCCTCGTGTGTCATCTTCCTAAATTGGGAGTTTCCACGAACTTCAAAATACTTCTCTCTCAACCGATCTGTTTGGTAGAAGCCAGTCTTGACAAGCCTCTTGACATTGAGGAAACGATGCCAATAGGAACTCTTTGCTATAGAACCGGGTATCTTTGTCACAGCTGTGTATACTGCCTGCCACACACCTTTTGTATTAGCGATTCTTTTGATTTCGCTGATGAGCACTGGCGCAAAACCCCTGTCCCGATAGTTGGGATGAACACAAAGAAAATTGATTTGAACCATATTGAGAACATCCTCGCACACTCTCACTTTTGTTGGAACACTTGAAATGTATCCAATGAGTTCACCCGTATCATTGTGGCGGATACCTCTATTTTCGTATCCACACATCTCAGCTGCCCATTTGAGGGTTTCAAGGGAGTATGTCAATCTAAAAGTTTCATCACACACATAATGAGCATTCAGAAGTTTGTGTGCTTCTTCAAGTTTGGGTTTATCCCATGAAAAACCATCGGGAAGTTTGATTGGTTCATTTACAACATTCTTCTCCTTTTCAATTTCCTTGCCACTTTCATATACAGCACCTTCTTGAGGCACAGGTTGTTTATCCCAAAATGTCCTCATTTACAATACAAGTAGCTTAAAGTTTTAAGTATTGTGTAAGATATAAACATGTCTCTTGAGCAAGATTACACTACCGTTCCAGGTCAATTGTATGCGTGCCTCTCTGTTGTCGGACCAGAGGCTCCACAGAAGAATGATAAGTTTGGTATCAAGATTCGTGGTGCCTTTGCCTCCCGTGACGAGGCTGCGGCGCATGCGAAGCGTCTCCAAAAGGAAGATAGCACCTTTGACATCTATGTTGTTGACATGTACAAGTGGCTCCTCATTCCACCAGATCCCCTCAAGATTGAAGATGTTCACTATCAAAACGAAAAGTTGGAAGAGATCATGAGCGGTTACAAGGAAAATCAAGCTGAAGCTGCGCGTATGTTCAACGAGCGTAAGCGTGATATGATGGAAGCTAAGTCATATGTCAAGCCAGGTGACGAAAACTCTATGTTTTACACCAGACCAGACGAACCACCAGTGAGCCACCCAGCTGATGTTATTGAGAAGCTCAAGAAGGAAAAGCCAGATGCTCAGATGGAAGACCTCGTGAAGGAAGCTGATGCCATTGTTGCGGCGGAGATTGAAGAGCGACGCAAGTGGCGTGAAGCGCAAGACGCTGAAGCCTCTACCGAAGCCAAGATTGAAGAAACTAAGGATGAGGGTGAACCAGAAGTCTCTTCAGCCTAAATTAAATATTCGTTAATTTTAGAACAAAATGTGGAAAATAATTTTGACCATTATTTTGACTAGTGCGTTCTTTATTTTGTTTTTTGAACCAAGTAACATTGTGACTTCAAAAAACAAAAGT